GAACTGATAGCCCGCTACGGTGGCCGCGAGCCAGCCTGCCGGTACGATGGTGCCCGGTGTGCCCTTGACGGTGATGTAGCCGCTGGCCTTTTGCTCCGAAAGGAGGCGAAGGCCGATGGCCTTGCCGAGGTTGTATAGGCTGGTTCCCACGGCCGTATCGACGAAACGGCTGTTATAGACGTCCTCGATTGTGGAAAAGAGCATATTCAGAATCCATGCGTAAATCCGTAGGAACAGGCCGATGGGCGAGCGGACGGTGAGGTTGGCCTTGGTGCCGAAAAGCTCTCGCGCCTTGTATTCGAGGGCGTCGAGGAGTTCTGTGTACGTTGGCCGTCGGAAGCCTCTTTCCGTGAGGCCCCATTCGTTGCTGCTCATTTATGCGCTCACCTCCATGCTGATTTTCTGGCCGCTGTAAAGGGTTGCCGCGAGCTCGACGGAAAGGCTGCGGCCGCTCCTGTCCGTCTCAAGGCTATCCACCTGCGCGACGTCGGTTTCTTGGAATACTGCTTCGCGGATTACCTCGTCAACCTCGTCCGGCTCGAGCTCCGCGTTCCTCCGGCCTAGAACGCGCTCGTACTCGGTGCCGTGTGTCTCGTCGAGGGGGAATGTTCCCTTCCACGTGAGGAGCGTAAGACGGACGCATTGCGCCGTGGTGTCGTCTCCGTAGATGTATTCCATGTCGCCGTTCTCGTCGATGGGAATGTCCATGGTCTCGGGGTCTATGCGTAGTGTCTTGTTTCTTTCCATGGCTCTCCTCCTTATGTCGGCATCGGCCCGCCGCCGTGGGTGTGGTTCTTTAGGCTTATTCCTCCTGCTACGACGTCGCCCGTTGCCGTGATGTCGCCGGTCACGGTGAGATTGCCGGTGATTTCAACGTCGCCGAGGATGACGATGCCGGAATCCGTGACGGCGAGGTAGATGCCGCCGTCGTCGGTGCCGATTGCAAAGCCGTCCGGCAGTCCGGAAACACCGCCGCCTCCCGTGGCGATGCCGCCCATGAATACGGCGTCGCTGCTCGAGTGGTTCCGCTCGGTGTTTGGCTCGCCCTCTGCGCCTCCGGCTACGGCGTTGTCGATGTCATGGTCGCAGAAGACGACGCTGCCGACGTCACCGGGCTTGTAATTCACGCGCATGGCAAAGCCGCCGCCGCGCTGGCAGGAGACGGGCACGCTCAAGATGGGCGGTTGGCTCTCGTAGCTGCCTTGGTCGAGGCGCTTGGAAATAGGCTGAACATCGACGGTCATCTTTGCCGGGTCGTATGCGATAATTTTTACAAGCTGCGCGACGTTGATGGCCGCGCTGGCCGTCTTCTGCTGCTGCTTCTCGTAGTCGTATTGCCTGCTGTTCTTCATGCTCATGCCGGTTTCACCTCGATTTCTGTCTTCCAGTCGCCGCTTTGGCTGCCTCTGTGGGTTCCTCGGACTATCATAAACCGGCCGTTAAGGTCGGAAGACTGGATTTTGATGAGGTCGGCCGGGCCGAGGTGGTAGTTGAGGAGGCTGCTGCGCTTCTTCGTCGCCGCCTCCTCATTCTTGGTGTCGGTGCTTTTCTTGGTGTCGAGCCCCGTCTCGATATGTATTTCTTCCCGCTCCTCGTCGCTGCGGAGGAGGCCGGTGCTCGGGGATAGCAGGTAGCCCTTGTTGACGCCGTCTGCGGGGTTGTTGATGATGATTTTCCCGCAACGGATTAGGAAGCGGCTCTTGCAGTCGCTTACAACGATTTCCGTCAAGACGTCCTTGAGCTTGCCTTTGCAAACCTTCCCCCGGGGGTATTCCTTGTCGATTGCGAGGTCGAAGGTGCCTATCTCGATGCCGAAGATGTTGAGAAGGTCTTGGAGCATCGCCTTGGCCTTGATGCCCTTCTGGTAGGTCTTGTTTATCTGGGCCGTGAGCCACTCGTCAAGCGCCTCCGTCGCGGTTATCTTCGTACACCAGTCCGTGGTGCTGCGCTTGTGCGAAAGTCCGCTGACCTGCCCCACAAAGATGACGCCCATATCGCCCTCGTAGCCTGCGTTGATGATGACGGGGTCGCCCTTGCGGATGCCGTTGCGCGTGGCTGCCGAAAGGTTGTAGGCGTTGATGGTCGCCGTGGCGAGCTCCTCGCTGTCTTCAAAAGGCACTTCAAAATCGAATGTGAGGTCGTCAAGGGAATACTTCTTCGCTCCGATTTGCAGGGTTGCTGTCCTAATCCAAAATTCCATCTACGCCGTCCTCCTTTCATGGAGGTAGAGCTTTACCTGCTGGCCGAAGTTCTCGAGCGTGACCTCGCTGATGCCTTCCTCGGTCAGGCATTGTGGGATGATGACGGGTAGCGGGAATCGCTCGTCTTCGACGCTGCCAAACAGGGGCCTCCCGTATCTCACGATGTCGCCGTACACGAGGGGCTCGCCGTCGCTGCTTTCGAGGTCGGCGGTGAAGAACTTGCCGACTTCGTTGTACTTGATGGTAAACATATAGGTCTTGTCCGTCAGTTTCACGGAGAAGGTGTAGGGAACTTTGGCCGTGTCGATGTCGATGTACTCAACCTCCTGCCCGAGGTCTATAAGCTGTAACGCCATGCCTATCCCTCCCTTACTTTGCTACCGCGACGGCGCGGGCGGTGCCGTTGTAGCTCGGCGTCGCCCTGCTGGCGGGCCCGCTGCTGCTGGCGGGCTTGCTGTCGTAGCTGCTGACGTACTGCGCGTATGCGCTGCTGGAAATGGTGCTCGATACGGTGGTCTTGAGGCCGTCCGAGCTTGTCTTCTTGGTCTGTGTCGGGTTGCTGCTGCTTTTGCCGCTGTCCTGCTGCGTCATTGTCGGGTAGGCCCCAACCTCGACAACCTCGGCCGACGATATGTTGACCTGCTGAAAGGTTGCTTTGAAGGAGGAGCCTTTCGCGTTCTTGGCCGAGGCGTCGAAAGTGAGGCTTGTTATGACGAGGTTGCTGACGCGGTTCCTGCCGGTGTAGGATACAATGTCGCGGCGCTCCCTCATGTTCTGTAGCGTGCTCTGGGCCTGCTGGCCGCCGATGATGACGCCGGAAATTGTGAATTTCATCGGGTCTTTGATGACGTGGTCGTTGATGTCGCCGCCACTCTCAATGGGGTTGGAGGTGACTTTGCTCGACATCGAGACTTGCTCCGTCTGGATATTGCCGACAGTCTCCGGCTCGAATCTGACCGTGCCGCACTTGCGGCCCGTGATGGTGTATGCCATAGCTCCGTCACCTCCTTATGCGTATGCGTGTTTGATTGCCATGGTGTCATACTCGTCCTCGCGGGCCTCCCGGTAGAGGCGCTTGAAGACTTCTTCTATTTGCTGCGTGAGACGGTCTGCGGTCTCGCCGTCCATGTTGCCCTGCACGGTTATCTGGACGCTCGGCGCGAAACTGCCGCCTCCGCTGACGCTCTGGGCTGCGCCGTTGATGAGGCGCTCGCTCTTGTCGGCCGGGATGATGGCGCTGCCTTTCGGGAGGAATGCGACTTCGCCGCCCTCCTCGTTGATGCGCGTCCAGCCGCCCTCGAAGTTGTCCGTGCCGGATGCGTTGCCCGGAATGCTCGTGCCGGTCACGCTGATGTTGGCCCCGCTGACGCTCTGGGCTGCGCTGGCGATGCGCTGGAACGCAGAGACGATAGATGTGGCTCCCTCGTCGGCCGCCTTTGTCATGCGGCTCCATGCGGTCTCTGCGTCTATCGCCATCGTCGAGTAGGTGCTGCTGGCCTCTATACCCATTGTCTTGAGGTTGAGGTCGGTGATGTCCTTCGTCTCGATGATGCTTTCCTGCGCCGTCGCGTTGGCCTCTGTGGCTGCGTCGGTGATGCCTGCGGTGTACTGCGACGTATCGACCGCGAGGCTTGTCTCTTGGCTCGTGCTGTCTGCAAGGCCGTTGACCGCTCCGTTGAGCTCGGTTATCTCGTCCTTGCTGTCTTTCGCTCCTCCGAAAAGGCCGGAGAAGAAATTTACAACGGCTCCGACGCCATCTGCGAGCCAGCCGATGACCGTTCCGAGGGTGTCGCCGATAACCTTTAGCACGTTCCCTATAACGTCAAGGACGGGGGAAATGGCCTCGAGAATCGGCGCTATGAGGCCGAGGAGCTCCGCAATGGGTGGCAGAATGGCCTCCGCGATGCTCTGGATGACAGGCATAAGCGGCTCGATGAGGGAAATGATGACGTTCAGAATTTCCGTTATGGGTGGCATGAGCGTCTCGACAAGCAACTGCAATATCGACGCGAGCGGCGGTAAAACAACCTGTGCGAGGCTGCCGAACGTGTCTATGAGCGGTAGCGCGGCTTGGAAAACCGTGCCGAGTACGTCGGTTAGGACGGGGAGGAGGACGGAGCCGAGTTCGAGGATTACGGGAAGCGCCTGCGAAAGGCCCTCCGAAAGCATTTCGACGAGACCCATGAGCATCGGCTCAATGGTCGGCCAACTGTCGATGATGACGCCGTAGAAGTCCGAAAGAACGGGCGCGAATTTGTTTCCAGCATCCTCCATGAAGTTCGCCCAAATGCCTTTGAGGCTCTTGGTGCTGTTGGTGAGGCCGTCTGTGTCATTGATGGCCGCCTGCTGCACCTTCGAGGTCTGTTCTATCATGGATGCGAGGCGTACCTGCGCGAGCGTGGCCTCGTCAATCTCGTCGATGTTCTCGCCGAGACCCATGGCCTGCGCCTGCGCCTTGATGGTTGCGTCGTCGAGCTTGATGCCATACTCCGTGAGGGCCGAGGAGTTGCCCTTGATGCCCTCTTGGATGACGGCCAGCGCGTCTGCGTCCTCCATCTTGAAAGCGTTGCCGAAGTCGTAGGCCAGCGAGGTCGTTATCTTCGAGAGGTCTGTGGCCGCGTCCTTCGTGAGCCCGAGGTCGGTATACATCGCTTGGTTTTCAACAAGGAAGCCTTTGACCTCCGTTGTGCTGCGGTGTACCGCGTCGGCGTAGTTGTCGGCCCATGCCGCTGCGTTGGTGCCCTCGAAAAGGGTGTCGAACTTGGCTGCCGTGTTTTCTCCGGCCTTGGCTGCGTCGAGCGCTGCGGTGGCAAACTCCTTTATGGCCGATGCCGCCGCCTTGATGGCCTCTATGCCGAGAAAGGCTTTGAGAGCCCCAGAAATAGCCTCCTTGACTTTGTTCCCGGCCTCGCTGCCGGTGTTGCCCATGTCGTCGAGAGCCTTCTCCGCGTCACCTGCGCCGTCCTCGAGGGCGTCCGTGCTGTCGGCTGCGTGGATGATGGCCTTGGAGAGCTTGTCTTTTATGGTCTGTATCGGGTGCTTAAAGGCGTTCCCTATGGCCTTGGCTCCCTTGGAAACATCGTTCTTGAAGCCGGTGAACTTCTTTTGTGTGAAGCTGATGGCCCCGGAGACGCCTGTCTGGAAGCTCTTGGCGAGCGATTGGCCGTCCTTGATGCCTGCGGCCATTGTCTTCTTAAAGGCCGCGCCGAAGCTGTCGGCCTGTGCTCCCATCTTTCGGAACTTGTCGCCGATGTCGTCTCCGGCCTCCTCAAACCGCTCGCCCATGTTCTGCGCTGCCGAGCCGACGTCACGGGCTGCGGAGGTTCCCGCTGCGCCCATGCTGCTCATCGCTTGGCTGCAATTCTGTGCGCCGATTTGCGCACGGTCGGTTGCGTCGTCGATGCGGCCGAGGCCTTGCTCGAGTTGTTCGACGTCGTTAACGGCATCTTCGGAATTGAAACTGATTCCGTATGTGAGCTCTCTCGCGTCTGCCAAAATACCACCTCCTTATACGACGAAATAGCCGCCCCGGGTAGGGCGGCTATTTCTTATTTGGGTTCCATTCGTCTTGCCACATGAGGCGGGCCTCGACGGCCTCGCGGTATTCCGCGAAGTCCATGTTTTTGAGCTCTGCGTAGGTAAGGCCGTTTCCGGCGAATACCATGCACCAGAACTCTCTATGCCGCCGGGCCCGGCGCTGCGCTGTGGCGATGCTTGCTTCACTCTCTAAGAAAGGTCTCGATGGCCTTGATGAGCGCCTCCGGGCCCTTGAGGTCTTCCTGCTCGTCAAAGTATGCCATGCCCTGATTTCGCACCTCTGCGGGGGCAATCACGCAGTTTTTGAACATCCTGTCCATGTACTCTGCGGATTTCTTCTTGCCGCTGCCGGTATTGCCGCACTCGTCATTGGTATCGTAGTACCACGTGGGGGAAACGCTTTGCAGCGTGTATTCCGTGCCGTTCACGGTGACTTTCTTCTGCTTCGCCATATGTTTTCTATATCCCCTTTCGGATAGTGATTTGGGCCTCTTGGGCCAGTTGTTTCCGGGCATCTATATCCCCGCCTTAACGGTAGTTGAGGTCGGGGATGTAGACGTTCACGGTTACGGTGCTCGGGTCTTTGGTGCGAGGGGTGTCGGGCATCTTGAGGATGCGGCAATTCTCCTCATTGACCTGCATCGCGTCCGCGTCGTTGACGTCGGAAAGGGAGAAGCGGACGGCTTTTTTCTTGGCGCACAGCTCGCGGATGTAGGCGAGGCTGGCCGAGGTGCTCATCAGAGGGATGGCTGCGGTGCCGCTGTTGTTCGCGTTCTCCGAGTAGGTGACGTCGCCCTTCGCTCCGACGTTGGGCGTGACGGCGTCCTCGTTGTGGGTGAGGGTAATCACGCCGTCAGAGGCAAAGCCGGTGATGACACGGCCGCCGAGGCTGACGGTCACTTTCATGGGGTCGTAGGTGGTGACTTCTTTGGACATTGTCTGTTCCTCCTTTCATCGGTTACGCGCTGAGTGTGGCGCGGAGCGTGCCCTTGACCTTGACGCTGTGGACAGCCCCCTCGAGTTGCGCTTCCCACACGATGTCAGGCATCTTGCGGGCCCGGGCCTCGTCGTCGGTCGCATCGGCCCGCTTGGGGACGGTGACGGTAAAGACGCCTGCATCGCTCTCCGGGTCGGTGGCAATGATGCCGAGGTCGGTGGCGCGGTTGAGGGCCGCGAAGACGCCGGAGGCGATGAGGGCGAAGCCTGCATCCGTGTACGGAACCTTGGCGTTGTTGAGGAAGATGCTGTAAAGTTCCTCCCTCATGTACTGCGCGATATAGTCCGCGCCCATCTGCACATCGATGAACTCGCCGTCGCAGCAGACGCCGTTCTTGACGTAGATTTTCTTGTACTCGTCCGTGAGGAAATTGATGTTGGCCTCCTCGAGGGCGTCGCGCTGGGCGTTCGTGAAGTTCGGTAGAGAAATGCCCTGCGGCCGCTTGAACTTCCACGTTACGCTCTGTGGATAGAAGGGGCCGACATTGCCGACGTAGGCCGCGTCCGCTTCCTCGTCCAGCTTTGCGCTGTCGGTGCAGATGAGGGCGCAGCGGCGGTTTGTGACGGCGAGGGATTTGTTGCTCGTCTGGCCGAAGTAGAATTTGCGGTGGTCTTCCTCTCCGGCTCCGAGCTCGGCCTCTGTGGGTTCCGTGCCCTCGGCCCATGCGCAAAGCGCCTTTACGGCGTCGTCGCCGTCTTGGTCGGTGAGCAGGATGTACCAGTCGTTGTCGGTCTCGCGGATGGTCTCTACGGCCTCCACAAGGGCCTTCGCCTTGGCTGCTGCATCGCTGCCGGTGGGCGCTGCGATGCCGCCTACCTTCACCTTGCGGATAAGGGTCTCGGCGAGGGTGGTTTTGCCCTGATTGAACAGGGCCGCAACCTTGCGGTAGGTCTTCTCTGTGTCGCCGCTGTTCGGGAAGTCTGCGGCGACTTCCTCGAGGCTGCGGTAGGTCTTGATGTCCTTCGCTCCTGCGGTGCTCAAGATTAGGATGTCGAGCGCCTCGGAGGCTTTGGGTTTCGCGTCGATATTAACGACTACGATAACGTCTTTCGCCATTGTGTTCACTCCTTTTTCGTTTCTTTGAGGACGGCTGTCTCGATGACAGAATCGAGGCGCTCGTCTGCCTTGGTGTAGCGGATTCTCACGTCGAAGCCGTAGCGGCGAGCCGCTTCATCGACGATGAGCGTGGTTCGGTTGCCGACGTTGGTGACCTCCGCGATGACGATGCCCTTGTCCGCGAGGTCGTGGTACGCTCCGTGCAGGAGGTGGCCGACGGCCTTTTCGACAATGCTCTGGGCCTCGTCTTCTCCGAAGATGTACGCGGTGTGTGCCTCGTCGGCCCATCTGTTTTCAGAACAGGCCGTGAATGAGAAGGTGGCCGACGGCTGCTCCCGCCTTTGGTCTTCAATGTAGATTTTGCCGTCCTTCCCGGTGGTCTGCTTCTGGTAGTGGCTCCCGAACTCCCCTGTTGGCGCGTATGGCGTCGTGATGCTGTAAATTAGGAATGGCACGTCGCGCTCCGGCGAGGCTTGGTCGCTCAAAATAACGTCGATGCCGAGGGCCCCGTGGAGGCTGTTTACAAGTTCGTTCCGTATTTCGGTGAAGGTCATTTCGATGCGCTCACTCCTTTCTGCTCGACGACGTAACGCTTCATTGGGTGGATGGGGCCGTGTGTGAGCTCCTGCTTCACGGTGTAGGTATTGCCGTCGTAGGTGTCGCGTATCTGCTGGCCGACGGTAAGGCTCGGGCCGTTGGTGTAGAGCTTGTGGCTGTTCTGTGTGTAAGTGCCTGCTGGCGCGTATTGTAGGTCTTCGTTGTTGACTGGCATGATGACGCCTTTGAAGGTCGTTTCAGCCGGTTTCGCGCCGGGAATGAATTGACCTCCGTTGGCCTGCGAGAAGGTCTCGCTCGGGGTTATCGCCACGATGTCATGCAGGAGGCCCAGAGGAAGGCTTGGTCTTGCGAACTGGAACATTGGTTATCCCTCCTCGATTTCGTAGCTGATAGAATGGAGCAGGCGGCCGCTGTCGTAAAGCGGAGTAGGCGTCTTCGCCGTGTTCATGGCGATGTCGCTCTTTGGCGGGTCAATTCCGTCAAGGATGTACTGCTGCGTCATTGCCACGGCCCGCGCCCCGATTATCTCCGCCGCCTCTTTCGCCGTGCCGCCCTCGAGCATGATGTGGTCAACCGCTGCCCGGCAGGTGTCGTAGCTGGCCCGGATGAAACTGCGCTCCGGGATTGTAACGGAGGGGCAGAGGAGGAACAAGAAATTGAGCTTTTCTTTCCCAGCGCTCGTGACGCCGAACAGGTTGCCGGTGTCCTTCGCCCGGATGAAGAACAGGCCGGGGAAGTCTCGCGGGCTCTTGCCCTCGCTCTTTTTGTCGAGCGGTATTGCAAGGTTCTTGACGTTCTTCGCCCGGATGGTCGCCCCGTACTCGTGGACGCCTGCGATGGTGAGAATGTCGCTGCCTGCGGTGCCTTGGATTCCTACGTGAATTGTGAGCTTCCCGAGTGCGGAAAGTTCTGTTTTGATGCGCTGCAACTCTGGGCGCACGGTGTCTTTGATTATCGCCATGGCCTGCCTCCTTATAACCGGGTATATAGACCGATTGTAGCGAGCCAGCTCTGGCGCGGCTCTTTGTCAAACGTCCACGACACGTCGGAAATGCTGAAAGCGGATAGGCCCTGCGCCCCGTTCTGCATGGTGGCAAACTCCTGCTGCACGATGCCCCAAACGACGTTTTGCAGGTCGTATGGGAGTGTGCAGGGGTCGTCCTCGGTGGCGTCCTTCGGAAGGACGTACCCGGCCGTGTATTTCACCTCGAGGTAGCGGGTTGGGTAGAGGAAATCGTAGGCGAGGCCGCCGGCGTAACCTCTGAATGCCCATCCGTTGTCTTTGTAGAGGACACCGATTTCGCCGTCCACGCTGTAGTCGTATTCGGACGGCGAAATGGTGCTCCCGTCAGCCGTGTCTTTGACGTACTCGACGTTTGTGATAGGCCATTGGAGCAAGACAAGCTCCTGCGTACCAGAGGCGACGTATTTTTGCGTGTAGACCTGCCTGCCGAGCTTGCGCCCGGTCTGGCGCTCTACCCATGCGGACGCTGCGTTGATGAGATTGACGAGTACGGTGTCTCTCTGCGCGTTTTCGTCCGTAGGGTCAATGCCGAGCATGGCCTTGACGGTTTCAAGGGTTGTGAGGGCGTTCGGCGCGAGTGCCGGTACTGTCGAATTGCCCATGCGCGTCGTCACCTCCTTTTCATGGGAAATGAGGGCGGCTACTCGCCGCCCTCGCCCTTGCCTTTGCTCTTATTCTTGGTCGCTTTGCTCTCGCTGCCGGTTTCCTGCTTCGTTTCCTCCACAGGCCGCGCCATTTTATTCTCGGACGGCGCAGGGCTGCGATGCTCTGTGGCCTTGTAGATTCTCGGCATGGTCGTTCCCTCCGTTACACGGGGTTCTCGTTCTTGTCGCCGAGGGCGATGGCTGCGGTCGCCGTGCAGGCCGCGCTGCTGCCGCCGGTGCAAACGACGCTGATGGTCGCCTTGACGTAGCGCTTGCAGCCGACAAAATCGCAGTCGATGTTGACGAGCTCACCGCCCGCCTTATCGGTCTCGATGCTGACTGCTCCATCGTCGTCGAGGGCCTTGTCGAGGACGATGAGCTTGTCACCGCAGGCGGTGAAGGTGCCGTCAGAGGCGTCGCTGTGCGTGAAAACGGCCTTTACGGCCAGTGCGGTCGGGCTGCCGGTGGGGGTGCCGACCTTGACGCCGATGACGCCGGAAAGAAAGCCCTCGCGGTCAATGGCGTCGCCGCTGGTGTAGGGTGCTACCTTAACGGTCTTTAGAATTGCTCTTTTCATTGGGTGTTCCTCCTTTTGGTTTCGTCGCCCATCGCCTTAAACGATGAGCGCATTCTTGACAACGATGAAGCTCTCCGCATGGCGGGCCGCGATGTCAACGTACATCAGGGCGCGGGTCGCGGCGAGGTTCTCCTCGAATGCGTTGTGCTGGTTGCCTTCCTCGTCCGTCCAAGAGCCGTCGAGGGTGGTGTAGGTCTCGAGGCCAAGCTGTTCGCCCACGAGAAGATCCGCCCAGTTGCCGAAGATGATGCTCGTCTTCTTGTTCTCGGTCGCAATCTGGTTGCTGACCTTGTAGGGGAATCCGAGAAGCTTGCCCGCGTTCATCTCCTCGCGGTAGATGTAGTCGCCGGTGGTCGTCTTGATGTTCTTGAGGTAGCCCTCCATCATGGAGTTGAACGTCCAGCCGAGTGCGAGGTCGTCCACGTTCTTGCTCATGACGGTGGAAACGAGCCACACAGGGAAATCGGCGGTCAGCTTGCCCTCTGCGGAGGCGAGGTTGGTGTCGTTGAGGCTGGCCGCGTTGACGGTCTGCACATCCTTGTTCGCGGTGATGCCGAGAGGCTGGAACTCGCCGCCAGTGCCGAACATCGCGCCGAAGTCGAGGCCCAGCTCCATGCGGCGGGTCAGGTCATTGGCGAAAAGTGCGTCGGCGCTGTAGTTGGTGCTCATCAGCAGTTCGCGGGTCTGTGGCACGATGGCCTCGAGGCGCTTCGCGGACAGTTTGATGTTGCCGTAGGTGGGCTGGGTCTTGCCAATCTTGCGAGCCTCGCCGCCCCACGTTGCGCGAGCCCCGGAGGTCATCTTGGGGATGTTGAGGTTGCCGTTCGCCATAGGCACCTTGCGAGCGCCCAGCTCGAAGATGACGGTCTTGGCGTACAGCATTTCGATGATTTCGTCGAGGTAAATCTCGGGGATGAGGAAGCCGCCAGCGGTGGGGTTAGTGACGGACATGGCCTTGAACTCGCGGGCCATATCCTCGTCGCCGTAGTGCTTCTTCGCGTAGAAGGCTGCGGCCTCGGGGTCGTGACGGCCGAACACGTCAAGGCACTTGACGGCGCGGGCGAGCTGCACCTCGGGGGGCAGTTTCTTCTTCTCGGTTTGCTGCCGGGCTGCGGCGCGGGCCATGTAGATGTCGGAATACTTGCGCTGCGCGGGGGCTGCGGCGCGGGTCTTGGTCTGGCGCTTCTTGGTGGCCTTGGCCGCCTTGGCCTCGGCCTCCTCGTCGTCCTCCTTCTCCTCGGTCTCCTCGTCGTCGGCCTTGGTCTCGTCGTCGCCGGTTTCCATGGCGTCAAGGATGGCGGCCGCCTCGGCGAGTACCTCGTCTGCGGTCAGGTCTTCGCTGACTTCCTCGCCAGCTTCCTTGCGGGCCTTGCGCTTCTCGGTGGCTGCCTCAACGGCGGCCTCGATGACCTCCATGATGCCCTCGTTGAGGGTGGGGTCGTCCTGCTCGGTCAGGTCTTTCTCCTCGTCGCCGAGGCACTCCTTGACGGCCTGCTTGACCATTTCCTTGAGGTCGTCTGCGCTCATCTTCATAGACTTCGCGCCGGGGATGCTCTTTTTGTTCATGTTGTTGTCCTCCTTATCAGAACGTGATTTCGATGGTGGGTGTCTGCGATTTCTGTGCCCGCGACGCTGCGGGTTTGGTCTGCGGTTTCCGGCTGGCCGCCTTTTCTCCTTCGACCTCGGCAATGAGGGCGTCGAGGGTCTTGGCCGCCTTTTTCATGGTCTCGCTCGCGTCTTTGAGCGTCTTGAGGCGGGCGCTGCTGATTTTGCGGCCCTCCTTTACGTCGCTCGCGGCGTCGGAAACGATTTTCGCCGCTCGGTCGGCCGCCTCGGCTGCCTTGTAGCCGGTGATGGTGGCCTCGGGATTCATGGCCCATGTGACAATGGAAACTTCCCAGAGCTTTCCCTCGCGGAGGTGCCGGATACCGCTCTCGTCGTAATCGAATACGACGGGGTCGTAGCCGATGGAAAGTTCGTTGAGCACGCCGTCTTTCAGCAGCACCTTCACGTCGCGTCCCATGCTGGTGTCGCTTACCTTGGCCTTGATGAACAGGCCTTTGGCGTCCTCTCGGAGTTCAATGGGGCGGCCAATGGGGAGCCAGCAGTCATTGTGGAGCGCCAGAATCTTTACGCGCTCCCATCCTTCGGCGATTGTCTTCGTGAAGGCTCCGGGCTCTATGATGTCGCCGCCGTCGTCGATATTTCCAACGACGGCCCCATACCCGGAGAAGATGCCTTGCTCCTCGTCGTAGTCGTCCACGTTGAACAGCAGGGTCTTGTACTCTGTTTTGATGCCCTGCTTCTTTGCCCCTCGGGTGAGGGACTTCTCCCACGCCTCTCTGCCGGTCTTGGGAGAGTAATAATTCGGCGATACACGCAGGTTTGCCAGCGCGAGCTTCGCCGCTATTACCGGGTCGTCTGCGACGACGTTGGTCGCCGCGTCCTTCGTGCCGTGTCTGGCCGATTCTGCGGCCATTCCTGCGGCCAAAGTTTCCGGGGCTATCTTTTCCTTATCGAGGTCGATGCCGCCGTTTCTGGCCGCCTCTGCGGCTTGCTGTGGGGTGAAATCCATTTCTCTACCTCCTAAAAGTTCGGCGTCATCACGCATCGGCACTGAATGACCTCCTCTGCGGGCCCGTCCGGGTCTCGGGGGAAGCGTAGGCCGTTGCTGAATTTGCCGTCGATGGGTACTGTCTCGCCGTTCATGCGCTTGTGGTCGCGCCGGTAGTCTGGCGTGGTGCTCATGTGGTGCCACGTCTTTGTCTGGGCTCCGGCCTTTACTACCATGTCGTACTGGCCGGTGGAGAGGCTCGTCATGGTCTCCTGCTGCGCGATGAGGTGAGCGCGGGTCTCCGTGGTCTGCATTTCCTGCATGATGCTATCGGCGATGAGCTGCGTGCTGTCGCCGTTCTCGATGCCGTTGGAAACGATGCGGGCGATGTTGTCCTTTGTGGCCTGCTGGATGTTGACGACGCGCCTGCCGCCTCGCAGCTTGGCCGTGCTGATGAGCTCGGGCCGCTGCACTCCGCGTAGGCCGTAAAGATTCTGCGCGGCCTGCGCTCCGGCGTTGTATGTCTTTTTCCACAACGGCTCGAAAATCTTGTTTAGAACATCCGTCTCGCTCGGCCAGTCGATGAGGCTTCCTACGAACTCGTCAAGGAGGCTTTTTTGCTGTGCCTCTGAAAGGGCCGCCCATGCTGCCGTGTCTACCTGCCCGGTCTCGGTGATGTAGTCCTTGAGGTAATCAAAGGCCGTGTGCCCGGCTTTCTGCGTGGTTCCGAGGGCCTCGCCGATGCGGCGGGCCTGCTCCCGGAAATACTTGCTTGTTGCAATCTCAAAGGCCGTTATGCCCTCTCTGGCGGCTGCGTCCTCGCTGCGGGCGACAGCTCGTAGGCTGACGCTCTTGCGCTGCTTCCCGCCGAGGCCGCCGATGGTGATGGTGTCGCCGTGTTCCTCCTCGGCTGGTTCTTCGACTTCGATTTCCTCTGCCGGGGCCTCCTCGCCGTATTGCAGGTTCGCCATGCTGCTCGAAACGGCTACGGGGTCTTCGTCCGCTCTAACAAAGATGTCGGAGAAAGTCGTCTTGTAGACGTCGCCGCCTGTCTGAGCCGCTGGCATATCCAAAAGCTCGCGGGCCTCGTCTTTGGTGATGAGCCCTGCATTCCATCCGTCAATGGCTTTCATCTTGTCGAACTCTTGGTTTCGCGGCACGATGTCGTCGTAGCGCCAGATGAGGTGGTCGCCGAAAAGCGGGAGAAGTTGCTGGTTTATGGCGTCCTCGCGTCTGCGTAGGCGCGGCATGAGGACGTTCTGCGCGTAGATGTACTGCGCGGCCTCGGATGTGGCCCGGTTGCTGCTCTCGGTGATACCCATGATTTCACGTGGTACGCCGAAATGCTCGAGGCAGGCGTCGCGGATGAAGGTGCGGCCGTTTACCATGTCCATGTCCTTCATGCTCTCCGCGACTTTCTGGATGGTGATTTCTCCGTCCGTGGTCGCTATGCCGTGGCTCTTGAATACGCCTTTGAAGCGTTCGAGCCACTCGGCGCGGAATCGCTTGCGCTGCTCGTCGCTGCTGCCGGGCATACTAACGATGAGGTTCGGCGTCGCGTCGTTGTAAAAGAAACGTTTCTGAAACTGCGCTGCGTACTCGTCGATTTCAACCTCGTCGGCGATAGCCTCCGCTTGACCGAGGCCGCGAAGAAACGGGTCGAGGGGGTTGAGCTCCTTCATAACGAACATATCATCGACGCTAACCTCGAGGATGGTGCCGGATGTCGTCTTGACGGAGTAGTACGGGTGGCCGAGGTATGGTGTCATAAGTACCCAATGGGTAGGTACGGGCCAAAGCTCGGCCGGGCGGCCTGCTGCGTCGCGCTCTATGACGAAATACCCCTCGCCCTTTAGGAGGATGTAGGTCTCCTCAAGCTGCCAAAGGCTTGCGCGGGTAAATTCGTGCAGTGGGTTCGGGTTCTCCCAGAACTCAAGAAACGAGTGCCGGGTGACTTCTCTTTCGTTGCCGTTGCTGTCGATGGTGAGGAGCTTGCCGGAAGCAAAAGAGAGGTCGGATGCGATGCGCGTTACCACGGCGAGGCGCGGGTTCTTCGCGTACATCTTCATCCAGTCTTGGGTGTTCCGCTCCGGCGGGCGCGTCCAGCGCGGTATCATGCGGTTGTTCCCTGCGTTGTGGAACTCCTCGCTTGGGGCCTGCCTGCGCCGGTTATAAATCGCCACGGCTCGTCACCTCGCTTTCATGTCTGTTCATTGTGCTGCGTCCTCCTTTAGTCAACGTCGAGGCTCCACCTGCGGTTGGCGTTCTGGGCCGCGTCGATGAGCATAGTTGCGGCGTCCGGGGCGTCGTCGTGCTCGTTTGGGCCTATGATGGTGTAGCCTGTGAGTTGGTCGTAGAATTTCTCGTAGTCGCTCCCGTGAGCGTAGTCCTGCCGGAAATATATGTGCTGCTTAACTTGGGCGCTCGCTGTGAGGATGCGGGTCTCCTTATTGGCCGAGGACGCGACGGGCTCGATGGCCGTGTAGCCTCCGGCCTTTTCCTTGATGCTCTTGGCGTAGAGGCGGCCGCCCGCGTTGCTCTCGATGCGGAATCTCTGTATCTTCCAGTTCTCGAGCAGGCTGATGGTGAGGGGCTCCGTGACCTCGGCTTGCGCCTGCGTGAATATGCAGTCAACGATGTAAATGTCTGTGCCGAAAAGGTAGGCGACGAGCATGGCGTAATAGTCCGTGCCGGTGTCTGCGACGTCTGCCACGGCGATGACGCCGTCCGGGGTTCGGCCTCGGATGTCGTCGAGCTCGAAGTAATTGAGGCTCTCGGCGGGGAACAAAAGGCCCTCGGCCGGTTTCGGGTCTTGCTGGTAAAGGCTGCGGAAGACGTGCGGGTTGGCAGCCTTTTGTGATAAAAGGCGCTCAAGGCTGTGCCGCTCCGGCCATAGCGCCTCGCCGTCGTTTCGTGGGTCGAGCTCTGTCGGGTCTCCCTCCTTGATGGCTGGGAACTTGATGACTTCCCATTCCTCCGGCTCTCGCTTGAGTAATACTCCGGCGAGGTCGTCTTGGTGCCAGCGCGTGAGGGTGATGAGCTGGCGGCTGGCGTTGTGGAGGCGGGTGCTTGCTACGGTGTCGTACCAGTCTTGTATGCTGCGTCGTACCGTCGGGCTCCATGCGTCCTTGGGGTCTTTGTATGGGTCGTCGATGATGAGAACGTCTATGGCCCGGCCAGTGAGGCCGCCGCCTATGCCGACAGTGACGAGGCCGCCTCTGTGGTCTACTACCTCAAACTCGTCCGCATTGCGTAGCCACGCGCCTCCTATGCGGGCGTTAGAGGCGTTCAGCCGCGTTCCGGGGTAAATCGCGGCGTATTTCCTTGTGTCAATGATGCGCTGCCCGTCGCGGTTGAACTTGGATGCAAAATCGTGGTTATAGGAGACAAGGCCGATGCGGAGGTCTGGGTTGTCGCCTAACATCTTGGCCGGAAGGCGGCGGCTGCACAGCTCGCTCTTGCCGTGCTGCGGCGGCATGAATATCATGAGCTTTTTTATCTTCCCGGCCGCAAATTCGTCGAGTTTTCTTGCGTATGTCTTGTGGTGCCAGTTCTCGACGTATAGCGGGTTCGTGTACTTGGTGAAGTTGATGAGGCTGCGCCGGGCAAGTTCCATCCTCGCGGCCCGCGCTATGTCTCGTAGCTGCTGCTTTGTGTATAGGCTTTCCCGGGCGTCAATCCCCATCGTCATCACCTCCGTCCATTCTGGCGAGCTTCTCGAGGTCTTCCTCGGATAGCTTCGACCAGTCGATTCCGCTTTCGGTCTGGCCGTTCTGGCCGGGTCTGGCCGGGGTGCCGGTCGGGCTCTGTCCATATCCTATCTCTGCGAGGCGGTTGCTGCTTTCGAGCTTCGCACCCTCCGTTATGAGGCGTATGATGGAGTTCACGTCAAGGTCGTCGGGCTTGAGTTTCTCAAGGGCCTCGAGGGCCTTTTTCTGCATAAAGACGCCGGTCTTGGTCTGCCGCCGCCTCATGTCCTTCGCGTCCTTGAGGCTTTGCACGCGGGCCTGCCGGTCGAGGTCGATGTCGTATGCCCGGGCCCGCTCTACCCATTCCCATTGTGCACTCCATCGTGCTAAAAGCTGTCTACTTTTGCCCAACTGCTTTGCCACGGCCTGTTGGCTGCGCTCCGAGCCTAAATCGCGGTAGATGGAAAATGCCTCGAACGCCTGCGCACTTTCACCTTTTTGGCGCTCCCACGGGAGGAGGCCCGTGTCTGCTGCGGTGCGTTTCGTTGGCATTCTCCCTCCCTCATTTCTTCACGGTGTATTTGTAGATGATGTCTCCGTTCTCATCCTTTCCGGCCGGGGTAAGCACGCCGCCGTAAGCCTTGGCGGGGCTTGTGCCGCCTTTGATGTTGTTCCAGTTGTTCCGCAGCCATTGGGCCATTGTGGTGTCGTAGAGGAGGGCCCGGGCGCGGTTGCTGCCTGTGTTGTAACCGCAGGCGCTTACCCACGGAAAACCGAAATACCGTTTGATTGGCTCCTCGATGTCGGAGAAGCGGACGCGGCCGTTTTCTCTGGCAAGGATGATGGCGTTGCCGATGTTGCCGGTCTGACTGACGCCCCACTCGGGCGGTACGCCACAGCAGTTGCAGGCGTCGTTGCACTCGCGGCAAAATGCGTCGGAGACGTGGAAACGCATACCGTAGCCGTGCGCTATCTGCCTCATGTCGTGTATGATGGGGGCCTTTATGGCTCTGTTCAGCCGCTTGTATCCGGCCTGTTTGCTCTGCTCCATGTAGAACTTGTGGATGTCGTAGCCGAGCACCTCGCTCATGCCTGCGTATCTGGCCTTGAGCCGCTCATCGGCTCTGCTCTCCATGCAGAAGAACTCCGTTGTGACGCTGTCGGCTCCGGCTTCGTGCGCGAGGCGTATGAGTGTCGGGTAGTCGTCGCTTGCTCCGATGATGTAGGGTCTCAAGCGCAGAGTAACGTGTACGCCGATGTCGGTGAGGCGCTTAATGGCTGCGAGGCGGGCCTGCGGAGATGGTACCCCTTTTTCTATCCGCTTGGCCTTTTCTGCGTCGGCGGTGATGATGCTGATTTTGACGTGCCAGTTGTGCGTGTGCCGGGCGAAAAGCTCCATGTATCGCTCGTCCTCCGTCCACCATGCCGCCTTGGTCGAAAAGGAGAGGGGGTAGTCTATCTTGTCGAAGTAGCGAAGGAGTTCGAGGGTGACGCCGTTCCTGCGCTCGTACTCGTCGAACTCGTCCGCGAGGCCGCCCCATTGCATGATGCGCCGGTCTCGGATGTAGGGGAAGAATTGGACGTCTGTCTTGTTCGCGGCCGCCGTGTTGTTCACGGCTGCGTTCTCGAAAAGGGCTATAACCTTCTCCGGGTTGACGCAGCGCGGCTTGGCTTCGAGGTAGCCCTTGACGGTGTGGCTTTTCTGGAAGAATGAAAAGCAGTAAAGGCAGTTGTAGGAGCATCGGCTGTAGGTGTCGAAGGTCATCGGCATGGAGCAGTCCGGGATTTCCATGCTCCATCGCGGGCTTGTGTAGTTCTGCTTAAGCTCCATAGTGCTGCCCTCCCTCCGTGTCGAGTATCTCGCCGTTGAAGCGGCTGCCATACTCGAGGAAGACATTCCGTGCCTTGGTCTTGGTCGTCTTAACGAAAGCCGGTGTGATGGTGCTCCCGGACGCGCGTAAGCGCTGCATCGACGTGGCGAGCTTACACTTGACGAGGTACATCTTGACGGGCTCGCCAAGGCTTTCTATGTACTGCATCATGCCGGGGTTGGTGATGCGGTCGCCCTCGAGGACGACATTCTGGCCCTTGAGGCGTTTAAGCTGCTGCTTTATCTTTGGGGCCGCGTTGTACGGGAGTGTGTCGGTGCCCTCCGTGCGCTTGTCGATGCCGTACTTTCCGAGTAGAACAAAATCGCCGGAGCGCGTCAGGGGAATTATATCCTCGAACACCTCCGGCTCTGCCTTGATGAAATTCTCTCGGACGAACGTGGTTTTTCCGCTCCCGCTCTGTCCTATGATGACGTAAAACATGGTCGCCCTCCTTTCAGTCCATGCGGATGACCGTGGTGCTCGCGCCATTTTTTACGGCTCCGCTGTGGCCGTTCTCCTCGGCCCATGCCCGGGCGTCGGATGCGTGCTCAAATGCGAGGGTGATTACCCACGACGCGCCTACGTAGTCGCCGGGCTCGTCGTCGTATTCCTCGGCGTCGTTCTCGAGGTCGTCGTTCCGGGCAAGGATGAGCGCGATTTCCTGCGCGGAGAATCCCGTCGCCTTTGCCTCCTCGATTTCGTAGTCGCCTAAAAGCTGCTCGAGCTTGGAATAATCCCATTGGCCCTTGATTTTGTTGAGAGCCACGTTCAAGAGCTTTTCTTCCTTCTCGTCGAGGTCAACGACGGAGACGGTCGCGGTCTGGCGGCCGAGGTGCTTATAGACGGCCAGCCTTTGATGGCCGCCGACGATGCGGCCGGTGCGCTGATTCCAGACGATGGGTGCCACTTCGCCGAATGTCTCGATGCTGTTCTTGAGGCGCTCAAATTCCGGGTCGCCGGGTTCCAGCGCGACGCGGGGGTTGTAGTCGGCTGTGTGAAGCTGCTCAAACGGCATTTCTCTAATTTCCATAAGCGGTTCCCTCCATGTGGACGACCATGTTCCGGCTGCCTTTCGGAAACTCCTTTTCGAGCTCGTGCTCTGCTAGCCAGTCCATAGCGGCATCGCGGTCTGGGAAGGAGAGGTATATGCTGAACTCTCCATCATCGTCGCTGCCGCTTTCGTCCTCGTTTTCTTCGTCGCCGGTGTCGGCGTCTTCGTACTCCTCAACGACATCATCCGCTTCTTCGCCGAACAGGGTTGCTATTTCTCCCTCCGAAAAGCCGGTAAAGAGAATTTCGTCGGTCTCGAACTCGGAAAGCAGGGTTTCCAGTTTCCCGTAGTCCCATTGGCCCTCAACCTTGTTCATGGCGACGTTGAGGAGCTTTTCCTGCCGTTCGTCAAGGTCTACGGCGACGGCCTCCGTCTCTGTCTCGCCGAGGTTGGTGAGGATGTAGTAGCGCTGGTGCCCGCTGATGAGGTTGCCTGTTCTGGCGTTCACAACAAGCGGGTCTACGAGGCCCCACCTTTCGATGGAGCCCTTGAGGGCTTCGTACTCCTTTTCGCCGGGCTCAAGCCTTTTTCTCGGGTTGTATGCTGCCGGTCTGATGTCCCGTAGGAGCATTCTCTTGGTCTGCATCTGCATTTGGGCGGTTCGCCTCCTTCTTTGGTTCGTATGGGCACCGTGGGAACGGGCAATGCAGTCTCCCGCCGCAGTCCGTTGACCAGATGCACGCGGGGCACTCTGCTTTTGCTTTCACGGTCGTCCTCCTTCGCGCACGAAAAAGGCCGCCCGGGTGGCCGGGCGGCTCATCGACAGTTTTTCAGTATGGGTATAGTGTACTACACAAAATTGCACAGGTCTATTGCGCGATTTTTTCGCCCAAAAATTGCATCCGGGTCACAACACGGCCTGCGCTCCGTAAAGCATGACAGCAACCTTCTGAACGAGCCGTTTTCGGTTCCTCCATACGGTGGTGTAATCGCATGGAATGGTCTCTGCTATCTGCTCGTCGCTGCGGCCGTCGATGTACTTGCCCTTGACGGTCTCGTAGTACGTGTCGGCCTCGATGGCTGTCAAAGCCTTTTCCACGCACTCTATCTCGTGGGTGTCGGCCGCGATGGTCGCCTCCATGTCCATGACGAGGGCCTCAAGTATCTCCTCTTGGGTTAGCCGGATGCCGGTGCGCGAGAATCTCACAATGGATTTGCTGCGCTGCGGGGCTCCGTATGTTTTGATTTCTTCGAGCTTCTCTCGGTCTTCTTTGACCTTGAGCTTCAGAACAGGGATGGCGTAGAGCCTGCGCTCGGTTGCCTTGTAAGCGTCCTTCGCCACGCTCATGCCCTGCATCCGTCCGGCGTTAACGGCCTTTTGGATTATTGCGTCGAAGTCCGGGTTTTTGGTTTTTCCCATTGTGTAGCCGCCTCCTTTTCGGTGGTTTATGGGGTGGCCGTTCCTCAAAGGGGGCGGCCGGTCTTTACTCCTCCGGGAATGGGTCGTCGTAGTCTTCATAAGCCTGCGGCGCTGCTTCCCTGCGGGGGCCGCCGAGGAATTGAACGTCGTCCGCGATGCACTCGGCGACGGTGCGTTTGTTCCCGTCCTTGTCCTCGTAGCTGCGGTTCTGCCATGTTCCAATGACGGCCGCTTGTCGGCCCTTGGTGAGGTAGCGGGCGCAGAGGTCGGCGGTGTTCCTCCACGCGATGACGTTTATAAAATCGACGGGCCGGTTGCCGTCTTTGTCCTTGTGGTCTCGCTCGACGGCGAGGGTGAAACTGCAAGTGGTGACGCCGCTGCGGGTGACGCGGCGTTCCGGGTCTTTCGTGAGATTCCCGATGAGAATGACCTTATTCATGCTTGCGCTCCTTTTCCGTAAGCTCGGCGAGCCGGGCTCGTACCTGCTTTAGCAAGAAAAGCCTCTTTGAGGCTTGCTTGGTCGCAACAGGCATTATTCCGGCAAGGTTCGGGGAAATGATGCCGAGGAGGGCTTGCGAGCCCTCCGGCGGGTGCGCTGCGCGTTCCGTGCTGGCGATTTCTGCGTCGAGGTCTGCCAGCAGCTTGGTGTCGCTGATTTGACCTGCGAGATTGATGACGTTCTTCATGGTGTCTCCTTTCATCCGACATATTCTTTCGGCGGGGTCTCGAACTCCTCGCCGATTTTCTTCCAGAGGTGGAGGCAGTACGGGTGGCGGTTTACGTATTGGCTGCGCGGCGGGTGGTATTCCACGACGCATTCCTCCTCGCCCCAGAAGATGTCTTTTATCATGCACATTTCTTCCCACGTGGGGCAGCGCCGGGCGAGGCTGACGCTGACGTGTTCCCAGCCGCCTCCCCACGACGCAACGATGACGACGGCTTCCGGCTTGTAGCTCGGGTGGTTGAGGTGGGCCGCGAAGCCGTCGAGGCCGGTCTGGACAATGCTCAGACGGTAGTTGGCCTTGATGTCGGAAATTGGTCTCATCGGCTTCACTCCTCCCGTCTCAGAAATCCCATGAGCCGCCCGATGCTGATGCAGCTATCCATGAGGACGTCCAGCCGCATTGCTTTTGTCTCCTCGTCGGAGTTCTTCGCCCGCTGCGCCATTCCGGCGAGGTCGGCCATGTTCCCGCGTAGATGGACGAGCTCGTTATGCTCGTCGCTGGCCGCTGCCGCAGCTCGGATGGCTTCTGCGAGGTCTTCGTTGTTGCGGCGGGCCGTGTCGTAGCGTGTGATGCCGGTTTCTTGGTATGCGTTGTAGGCGGTGTCGGCCTTATTCTGGTAGCGCTCCGCGAGCTTGTAGAGCTTTTCTTTGTCCATGCTGCACCTCACTTCTCTAGAACGTCTCTAAAGGCCCCGGCGATGCACTCTGCCATTCTGGTCGCGGTCTTTGTCTCGCTCTCTCTCGCGGCTCTGTGGCTGCGCTCCAATAGCCGGTCTTGATTCCGTTCACTCTTTCGTGTGTAAGTCGCTTCATACTGCGCTCCTCTCTCAATCCAGCAGCAGAAGTACGCCGTTCCGTCCTACGGAGAGGCGGTAGGGTTCGAGTTCCTCTGCGGTTGCGTGCTTGTGTCCAAACAGGGCCTTCATGTCCTTCCATACCTCCCAAGGAACGCGATAACAGTCTCCGTGTCCGAGGCCCGCGACGATGAAGCAATCGGCCCCCATGCGCTGGTACTTGTCGAGCTGCTCTGCCTGCTCCCGTGTCACTCGACATTGGTCGATGCGGGTGTCGGCCGTGTACTTGGCGTCAAAAAGAACTGTCCGGCCGCCCTTGAGAGTGCCTTTGTAGTCGGCCTGTGCGTGTTTCTCGTAGTAGGCGATGAACTTCCCGTTTCCGAGGTCGCGGGTTGGGCGCATGGGCTCCGGCGTCTTCTCGATGGCCGCCTCTCCTTTCTGCTCATAGTAGCGGAGTGCGAGGTCGATGTAGCCCTCGAAGTGCTTGCCCTGTGCCTTGGAAATAGCCCCTTTGTACTGCTTCACCGGGTCTTTTCGGTGCGTGGTCTGCCGGTATGGCTGTCTCGCCATGTTCTCCCTCCTTTGTTCGGCTTGTTTGTTGTATCTCCGTATCTCATGGCATTCAGGTGGTCACGCACGAGCTTGTCGATGACGCGGCCGGGGCTGCTGTAACCGGCCATTGCCGCGAGGCGGTAGAGGTGGTAATGTGTCTGCGCCGTTACGGTGGTCGTGAGGCGCTTTGTGCCCTTGCTCATTGGCGTTGGCTCCCTTCTCTCCAAAACTCGACGAAGTAAGTGTATTGCTTGCTCGCCCCGCGCTTTTCTCGGCCGTGTCTTACGGTGTAGCCGTTCCGCGCAAGGATGACTATGAGCGTGTCGCGGTCTGCCGGTGAGGCGCAGTCGATTTTCTGGCGGTCGTTCATCCGTTCAGCCCTCCGTCCATACCGCTCGGGTATTCCCGGATGAGGTCGTCGCCCCAGACGGCCTTGAGGCTGTCTTTCATGAAGACCGGGACGCCTGTTATGCTGGCGTCGTCCACGATGGCTTGTATCCATTCGCGCTTGGGCTGCTTCTTTGCGCTGCCGGGGCCGGTCATTGCTCCGATGATTACCCATTCGACCTTTTTCTCGTAGCCCTCGCTGCCGTTGCCGCGCTCTCCGGCGGCCTCGAAGGGCTCAAGGAGCGGCTCGATGCTGGCGAAGGTGTTGTGATGCTTGCTCCACCAGAAAGGCTTATCTGGGCCGGTTGTGGTCGTTCCGTACCAGAAATTCCGTTCCTCCGGGAGCTTCCCTTTGCTGGCAAGGTCGAGGTATCTGGCCGGGTTCTTAGTGAGAAACAGGTACGTATGCTGCGGTGCCCTTTTGCAGGCGTCGAAAATCCGCTCTATCCACTCGTCGGGTACCCATGCGCCGAAAAGGTCGCTCATGCTGCACACGAAGATGTTGGACGGTGCCTTGCGCTGCTCCGGGTATGTGAGGGTGTAGGCGTGTAGCGTCGGTGCAAAGCCTTTCGGGTACGGTGTCGGCCTGCGGTAGCCGCCCTCTTTGGTCTTTAGGCGCGTTGGCCGTTCCACGACGTAAAGCTCCGGGCCGCCGTCCGCGCTGGGTGCTGTGGTGATTGCCTCGTCCGGCCACTCGTCGATTTTCGGTTCAAACCTGCTGACGATGCGCTGGGCGTAGCAGTATTCGCAGCCGTGTCGGCAGCCGGTAACGGGGTTCCATGTGTGGCTGCACCACTCGATTTTTGTCTTGTGGACGTTCATGGTCTATCCTCCTTCGTTCTTTTTCCTGCCTCCCCGACGGGATGGGCGCGGCCGGGTATCCTCTTGGCCGCACCTGCTCGGGTCGTTCGTGCATGGGTTCCTGCACTTCCCGCGCTGCTGGCAATCTACGCAGCATCGGCTGTCTCTGGCCCTGTCGCAATAGAAAATCATGCAGCGCCGAGGTTCTTTACTCGTCGTCATCTTCTACAATGGCTGCGAGGTGTTCGAGCTTGCGCTGTTCTGCTTCGCTGTTGTCTCCGAAGATGACGTCGAGTTGGTTGAGCATGATGCTGACGTCGGCGCGTTCCTCTTCGACGGATGCGATGATGGCGTCGTAGTCGCCCTGATTGAAGTCCTCGTGACGGACGTACTTGAGCAGGGATTTTGTGAGCTCGCTCATTTCCTCCACGGCCATGAGGATTTGTGCCCTTTCTCCGAACTTGACGACGGCCGCCTCGTAGAGGGCCATTTCCCGCTGCTCCGGCGTTTGTTCGTCCTCGCCGCTGTCATCGACAGATACCGAGATTTCAGATTTCAGATACAAAGCCGGGCGCACGCCGTCGCTGCCGTTGTACGCGTTGCTGCTGTAGCTGCTCCCGTCCGTGCTCACGTCGCGCACGAGGGAATTGTAGTCGTCAAGTCCACTGTATGGGGTGGCTGTCCACCACCATTTTCCGATGGGCGGGAGGATGTCACGGTGCCTGCGGTAGTCCTCCATCGTTAGCAGGCCTACCTTGACGCTGTCCTTCCCGTACTTGGGGAGGCCGTCGTCCGCTGTGAGGTCGATGACGTACTCGCAGATGTTCCCGGCTCCGAGCTCGTCTTCCAGCCTGCGCAGGAACTCGCCGTTGAGGTAGGCGCGAAGGGTGGAAGCTGCGAAATCGCACTTGTTTCCTTCGTCGAATGCCCTGTTTTCGGTGATGTCGGTGGAAACGACGAAGGTGCGGAGGGGGAGCCCTTGGCTGCTCCTGCTGTGGTCGAGCACCGTCCACTGGATGCCTGCGCCGTAAAAGGTTTCGCCGCGCTTGAGGTCTTTGAGCTGTTTTTTCATGTGTACGTTCCTTTCTGGCCTGTGGCCCTGTTATGCGTTGTAAGGGTCGGTGTAGCTCCAATCCCATGTTTCGCCGGTCTTTTCGTAGGTGGTGCGGTAGTGGTTATGGGCTCCGTCGCCCTCAAAGAAGAAATAATCTTCCGGGAGTGTGCGGCCGACGTTGGTCTCGCCGGTCTTCTCGGCCCACCATCGCTGTAAAACGTCATCCGCAAGCTCGATGAGCTCTGCTGTTGCCGGGCTCTCCTCGCTGTATGCGAATTGGTGCGGGGCCGTTATGACTTCCTCTATGCTGCTGCCGTAGATGCCTGCGTCGTAGCGGTTCAGAATGCACCAGATGACGGCTGCCTGTTCGGCCTTGCTCTGAATGCCTCTTGCCTCGGCCCATACAACCTTGGCGCACATGGTTACGGTCTCCTCGGTGTACGGGGGCGCTGCGGCCTGCTCCGGCGTGTGGAGTTCTTCTTGGTCGCTGTCGCTCTCGGGCGGCTCTGTCGCCGCCTCCGGCGCGGCGTCTGTCTGGTAAGCCCTCGTTACCGTCCGGGTCTCGATGCCCTTTTCCGTGGCCGTGACGGGCTTGAGGGCCCCTCCCGCCGCGAATACGCTTGCTGCGAGTATCAGCAGAAAGATTGCGGCGGTCGTAAATTTATTCATCGTCGTTTGTCTCCTCTCTGGCCTCAAGGGCCTTTGTCTGCGCCTTCTCGAGCCGGTCGGAAAGGGAATCGAGGCTGTATCTGCCGTTGTAGTAGTTCTGCTGCTCCTGCCATTGGCGGTTTACTCCCTCAATGAGGCGTCGGCTGCCGTCGCTCTGCGCGGCGCTGACAGCTTCGATTCTTTCTCGGAGGGCGGGCGGCAGCATCGCCTGTTTCCGCTGCCGCTCGACCTTCTCCTCGTAGGCTTGCAGAAATGCAACGCGGTCGAGGCCCGCCTTTGAGGCGCTCCCTCTGGCGTATGCGACGTGCATCGCGTAAAGCTGCCCGTATCCGATGGCGTCAATGGTCTCCGCGATGGCTGCCGGAAGCTCGCGGTGGTAGTCCCTGTGGCAATGCTCTCCGGCGACGGAAAGGTACTTCGCCACGACGGCCCATGCCTCGTCGGGCGGTATGATGTCCGGGTGCTGTATGCGCGTCATAAGCTCCCGTATCTCTGCGATGGAGGGCGGCCATTTCGACGTGCTGATGTGCTGCTTAACGGCCAGCCCTACGAGGCCCGCGTTGTCCTCGCTGAAAATGTCGGCCCAGACAGCTACCATGCTGCGGATGTGGTTCTCGTCCTTGAACTTGTCGAAGTTCGGGTAGGCCATTGTTATAATGCCTATGAGCTTGATGGTCTCCTTTTGGGTCACCAGTCGTCGCCTCCTTCCTCGTCTAACATCTTCCCGAGAACCTCGAGGGTGTTCGGTTTCCCTCCGGCCCTTGGCCGGGCCTGCGGTGCTACCTCCTCCGGGCCGCTGTACTGGTTCTCCCATTCGCGGCCGTTGAGCCACGTTGCCGGGTGCGGGGTGTATCGTATCTCGCGGAAACGGCTGTCGAATGCCTTTGCGGTTTCTACGGCGTTAATAATCCGCTCCGCGAGTTCCTCGTCCGGCTCTATCTTGGCCCACGCCTTTTCTGCGTCTCCTATGCTGACCTTTCGGGGGTACACGGCCCAAAAGGCATTGAAGCGTGTTTCCTGCGTTTTTGTCAGCGTAGAAGGCTTTCGCCTGCGCGGCTTTGGCGCTGCGTCCTCGAGAAAATCAGGTTCAGCGTTGCCGGTACCGTCGGGCTCCGGCCCGGCCGCTCCCCCAATGGGGGGTAAGGGGGGTATATCTTCTTCCTGTTTACTGTTACTGCTTACTGCATACTGTTTACTGTTTACTGGTTGCTGCAAGGGTTTCGGAAGGGTTTCCGAAAGGGTTTCGGAAGGGTTTCCGCAACCGTTCCGAAAGGGTTTCCGAAACAGTTTCGGTAAGGCTTCCAGCAAGGGTTTCAAATACGGCTTCCCGGCCTCGTTTGCGAGCCCTTCGAGGTGTGCGTAGACCGTGTGAAAGAGGTCGCTACGGGGCAGGCCCTCGAGCTTTGTAAGCGCTCCTTTTACTTGGTTCGGGTTCTCGATGGGGTTATAGCGCAGAAAATTCTTGAGAAGAATCATTCGCGTGTCTTCCTCGTAGATGACTATTCCGCTTCCGAAAAGCTCTCGCCATGCGTGTGAAAACCGTTTTTCCGGGAGTTTCGTGTCTTCGAGGGCGTATGCCTTTGGTAGCTGGTAGCATCCGAGTACGTTCCTGTGCTTGGTCGTGAGTAGGTAAATCAAGAGGTATCGGGCGTCCGGCGACAGCGTGAGGACTTTCTCATCGTCCCAGAAACGGGCGTCTATTTTGGAATACAATGCGGTTTCACCTCCTCCTATCGGATGGAGGGGAGGCGGGCCTCCCTCAATCCATCGTAACTGTGCTGCCGTCTTCGCCTGCGTGTACGGTGATGTTCTGCGGGAAGCGGGCTTTCATCGTCGGGTCATGGCTGATGGCGAGAATCCGCATTCCGGGGTTTCTGGCCGCCATGCTCGAAAGGGCGTCGGCGTATGCCTCCGTGCCCTCTGCGTCGAGGAATGGAGGCTCATCTATAAACAGCATCCCGAGCTGGATGCCCGCCCTGCGGGCTTTGATGTCTGCGAGGCCGAGGGTGACGGCCAGCGCAATCTTGACTTTCTCGCCGCCGCTGTGGCTTTGGTACGGACGGCTGCTGCCGCTGATGCTGTTAATCCAGACGTCAAGGCTATTGACTACCTGCTTGGTGCTGCGCTGCTCGCGCTCGGTGCGAATGTCAACGGCCATCTTGCCGCCGGTCATGGCTGCGAGAATGTCGTTTGCCCGGTGCATAATCTCTGGAACGATGCCCCGAATTATCATGTACTGGATGCCGTCGAGGCCGAACGCCTGCACAAGCGTCTGGTAGTCGTCGAGGGTCTTGGCCGTCGCGCTGATTTCTGCACGGTAGGCGGTGGCCTGCTCTGCTGCCTCCTCAATGGCTGTGAGACGGGTCTGGATGCCTCCGCGTTCGGTTGCAAGGCTGGTGAGGTGGTCGGCGAGTGTCTTCCTGCGGGCGGTAAGCTGCTCGAGGTTTCCGTTTCCCTCCGGGATTCTGGCTCGGATTTCTCCAGCGTCTATAACGGTAAGCGCCTTTTTTGCGTCAAGCTCCGTGGCCTCTGCCTCGAACGCCTCTATCTGCGGAAGCAGGGCGGCCGCTGTGGCTGCTGCGGCTTTGCATTGGGGAAGTGTGTCGGCGAGGGCTTTCGATGCTTTCAGCGACGCTCTGGCGGCCTCTGCACGAGCTTCGGCGGCTTCGAGTGGTTTCTTCTCCGCTTCAATGGCTTCCAGCCGGGCCCGGGCCTCGGCTTGCTTTGCCTCCTCGGCTGCGATGGCTGCGTCGAGTTCCTTGACGGACGCCTCTGCTGCTGCCAGCTTTGGCGCGAGGGCTGCGAGCCCTTTGTGCTGTAGTTCCTTGTCCGCGATGGCTGCGATGTCGGCTGCCGGGTCTCCTACGGTGTCGTACTGCGCTTTCGCCGCTCCGTACTCGACGGAAAGGCGGTCGTACTCTGTGCGGTCTTCTTTCCGGGTCTTCTCTAGCGTCTCCTTGAGGGCGTCGAGCGTTCCCTTGGCCGTGACGGCGTTCTTCAAGAAATTGCAGGTCGCCTCCTCCGGGTGCGGGCATCCGCTGTCGTCGAGGATGGCCGCCGTTTTGCCGTAGTAAGAGATGCGCTGATTGATGTTGTCGATGCGGGCGCGGCTCTCGGTGAGGAATGTATCGCGGGCCTGCTTGGCTGCTACGAGCGCCTTATGTGCCTCTGTGAATTTGGCGAGGCGACTCTCTGCCTCCCTGCGGGCCGGGACGAGTGCTTCGATGGCTGCGGCCGCTGCTTCGATGTCTTCCTTGCGCTCAAGGATGGCCCGGGCCTGCTCTTTGCTTTTCTGGCGGCTCTCAACGACGCTCTGCGACGTTTTGAGGGTCTCTCCGATAGAATTGGCCTCTTGGGTAAGGCTGCGGAGTTTCTCGACGTCTGGCGCGGTTTCCTCGATGTCTGCGCGAGCTGCCTCCACGTCGGCCGCTGCCTTTTCTGCTGCCGGAAGGGCTGCTGCGAGGCGCTCGGCGTCGCTGTGCTTCCTGCGGGCGGTTTCTGCCTGCTGCCGTTTGGCTGCCGCGTCTGCTTCCAGCCGGTCGGCCTCCTTGAGTTTCTCGTCGGCCTGCCGTGTAAGCTCCTCCCGCATGGCCTCGCTGCGTTGTGCCTCTGCGATGACTGCGTCGAGGGTTTCTGTCTCTGCACTGGCCGCTGCTGTTTTCTCGTCGATGCTTGTGATGTCTTCCTCGAGGGCGGCTTTGGCTGCTATCTGCTCCTCAAGGATGGAAAGACGCTCGCGGGTGGCTGCGATTTTCCTGCGCTGCTCCGTGGAGCAGTCCTTTGCGAGCTCCTCGAGCCGGGTGTAAATGTCAAGGCCGAGGAGGGCGCTCAACACTTCCATGCGGCGGTCGCTGTCCGCGTCGAGGAACAGGCCGTAGGCGTCCTGCCGGATGAGGGCTACGCTGCAAAAGGTGTTGCAGTCCATTCCGAGGATGCGCTCGATGCGGGCCTGCGTGAGTTTCATCGTCGTGTCGCTCTCGTCGAGCCATTCATCGGTGCCCGGGTTGCGACGGTGGATGGCGAGTGTACCGCGTCCGGCCTTGGTGCGGGTGCGGATGACGCGGTAGGTCTCCGGCCCCATAGCAAACTCGAAGGTGATGGCTCCGCTTTTGGTGCCGTCGCGTACCCAGCCGCCGATGTCCTCTTTTCGGGTCTGCTCGAAAAGGCAATCCGCAATGGCGTCCATGAACAGGCTGCTCTTTCCGACGCCGTTTTGGCCGTTGACCATTGCCATGCGGATGTCCTCGAATGTGAAATCCGCTGCGGAATAGCTGCGGTAGTTCTTGACCTCTACTCTGACGGGTGCGAAGCTGCCGGTACGCTTGTCCGCGTCTCGACCGTCGTCGGCCCTTTTAATGAGCGGTGCGGCCAACTCCGTGAGGCGGCTGATGGTCGCCGGGTCGAGCTCTGCACGCTCGAGGTATCTGTGCAGGGCCTCAGTCGGCCCTTCGTGCTCCGTGAGCTCCGGGGCTGCATTGACGTCCTCGATGTCCTCCGGGAGAACTTCTGCGACGTAGAACGCGCCTGCTGCAACGAGGGCCTTTTGCAGCTCGGCTCGGTTGAGTGCCTTGTCGATGTCCGGGGCGCAGGTGTATCGGAAGCGAACGAGGGCGTCTTTCATCGCGGCCGGGGTCTCCGGCAGTTTGCCGGTGGCCGTGTACGCTGCGATGTCGTCCGGCCCGAGGCGGTAGGTGTAGTGTCTGCGCTCCGGGGTGTTGATGAACTTGCTTTTGACGGCCGTGCCCGGTAGGCTGACGGGCGATGTAATCATCTGGTGAATGTAGAATCCGTGTTCCGTGCCCTCGTCGTTGAAAGTGAGCTGATTCGGACTGCCGCAGTAGTACGCCGGGGTGTTGCAGGGTAGCTTCTGCGGGTGGTGGATGTGACCGAAGCACGCGAGGTCTACGCCGGTGCTGTCGATGGTGGACGGGAGGATGACTACGTCCTGTCCGGCGAGGAAGGTGCTGCCGTTGTCGGCCTCCGCTCCGGCTACGGTGTAATGAGCGACGAGGATGGCCGGGATGCTCTTGTCAAGCTCCGTGGAAAGGCCGAGAAGAACGTCGTTGATGAGTGCGGTCGCGTTGCGGTTCTCTGTTTCCTTGTCCACGCCCGGAACGAAAAGCCGTAGACGACCCTTGTCAAAGCCGGGGAGAGCGAGGATTTGCATGTCGCCCTCGCTGGTTGTGAGGCGCTCGATGCCCGGCGTGGTGTAGATGTGGAGGTTTGCTTCGTCCTTGGTGATTTCGCGCACAGTCTCAAATGCGCGTGGGTTGTCGTGGTTCTCTGTGCCGAACAGGAGAACTACCTGCTCGCTGCATCTGCAAAGGGGCCGCAGGAATGTCGTGATGGCGTCGTTTACATCGTCAAGGGCCGTATCAGCCCAAACGCGGGAGCGGTTGAAAAGGTCGCCCGCTACGATGCTGACATTCGGCTTCTCCTTTTCGGCTACTTCTACGATGTGTTTCATGCAGGCGAGGGTGTCCTGCCTGCGGGCGTTCTTCCCGTCTCTGACAGGGCCGTTGAGGTCGCCGAGGTGCGTGTCGGCGGTGTGGAGTATCTTCATTGCGCTGCCTCCTTATGAAACAGAGCGGCGACGTCCTCGAGCCTTTCGGGGAGCCGTGCCTGTTCGTTGTTGAATCCGTTGAAATCTCCGAGGGTGAGGGGCTTGTATCTGCCCGTCGCCCTCCCGGTGTCGTAGTAGAGCTCGAGCCGGTCGTCTTGAAATCCCGGCGTGATGGTGATGGTGCTTTTGCCGAGCTTGATGTAGACCGCTGCTCTAAGTCCGAAGGGTCCGCTCACGACAACCGGCTGGCCGGTGAGCTCCTCGAGGTCTGCTGCGAGGGGGAATATGGCTGTTTCCATCCATCTTGCGCGACCGGTCTTCTCGTTCGCGAGGCGGTAAATCTTCTCGTACTTGCTCTCACTCATGCCGGTTCCTCCTTTGCGAGGGCCGCCGCAAGCTCTTGGAGCATCTTGCAAATGGCCTCTGCGTCATACACGAGCTCGCGGGCGCTTGGAACGCCTTTGACGCCATTCCGCTTTGCCTCTATCCACAGTTCGATGTGTTCGTCGATGTCGAAGCTGGCCGCGTATTCCTTGACGTTCTGAATGAAGTTTTTGGAATCCACGCAAATGCTGAAATCTTCTCCGGCCGGGGATTCCTTGCGGAGTTCCACGTCCTCGTTCGCGTCGAGGTAGATTGACCAATCGAGGCGCTTACATATCTCGGTGGTTTTGTCGTTAAGCATCAGCGGCCTCCTCTCGAGGCCCGCTCCGCTTTTTGGCACTTGGCGCAGAGGCAGCGGCCGTACTGGCGCTTGCTGTAGCTGCGGATGTTCTCGGGCGTCCATGTCTGGCCGTTGCGGGCCTGTGTCTCTACAATCTGTTCGCCACAGTCGTCGCAGAAGATGAGATTCGGGTTTTCAAAATCCGGGGCATCATCGGGCTCGTCCGGAATGTCCGGCGTGGGGTAGCCACTGTCGGCTCCGTCGTCTGGAACATCTACGGCCGCCGGGAGCGCTGCCGAATTGCCGCTGATGGCTGCGCGGGGGCTGCCTGCGCCCTCGAACAGCATCCCCATGGATTGCAGGTAGTTGGCTGCTACGGCCTCCTTGATTTCCGGGGCCTCGAGGTTCGGAACAACGTGCGCGATGATGAAGGGCTTGCGCAGCTCCGGGATGGTGTAGGTTGCTGCGAGGCCGAGGGCTGCGCGAAGGGCCCGCATAAATGCCTTGCTCTCTGCCATTGCTGTGCGGTGCGGCAGGAAGCGCTTGTACTGTGCGTCGGTCATGCTCTCCTTTTCTGCTGCGCAGTCGATTTCGCGGGTGGCTTTCATCAAGCGGAAGCCGCCGGAGGGCTCCGGGACGCGAATGGTAACGGTCACGGCCACGTTATACTGCGCCGGGCAAGTGCCGCAGGCTTTGGGTTTGCCGACGGCCCGCGCCATGTCCACACATCGCTTGCAGCCGTCCGTCATGCCGCTCTCGGTGTCTACGATGCTGATGTTGGCCGCTGCTGCGAGCTTCATGCCGCCTACCTTGGTGATGGCGTATTTGCCGCTGCTCTTTTCGCGGTAGACGTCTTTGCTGTTCTCCGGGTCGCTGACGTCGAGCTGTACCTTGTTCACGATGATGCGTTGCAGGTTGCTCATTACCTGCATGGTCGTGACTGGGATGAGGACGTTAAACTTATCGGGCGGATACTCGTTGAGCTGTACGATGGTGCCCGCGATGCTGTTGTTTGCCATTGAAAATGCTCCTTTCCTTGACATCCGGCCTTGGCCGGTGTAGAATAAGCGTAGGTTATTTACCAGAGGCCGTTTCTGTTGCAGCAGGGCGGCCTTTTCCCATGTCTCTGGACATGGCCCAGATTGCGATGTCTGTAATGGTCTCCTCGAGCGAGCGAAGAAATTCGAGCGCCCGGTCGAAGTCCTCCCGTTCATAGC